TTAAGTGGCGTTGTTGCCGCAGGTAGCGCGGGGACAGTTACACCCACAAAATCCATACCAACAACGGGCGATGTTGCGGTAGGTAGCGTTGGTTCAGTTGGGCCGTCGGTTGCAGTTGCGCTTTCCGGTGTTTCGGCATCTGGATTGGTAGGCAATTTGGTGTTTGGCCAAAACGCAGCCCTGTCTGGGGTGCAAGCCTCCGGCAATCTTGGGTTTATTTACGCTGCCTACGAAATTAAAGGGGTAAGTGCATCCGGAAACGTAGGTACTGTTAGCCCGACAGCAAGTGTAAACACTACGGGTGTATCTGCAGCAGGCTTGGCTGGAACAGCCTCCCCAACAATTACTGTTGCACTGTCCGGCGTTGAGGCTACAGGTTACGCCGCCAAGTTTGTTGTCCCGCTGAACGGAGTACCGGCATTTGGTTCTGTTGGCGATCTGACTATTGGCAAGGCGTACGATCTTTCTGGCGTCCAAGCAAGCGCAGTTGCTGGTTCAGTTTCTGTTGCCAATCGAAACATTGCTCTGTCTGGCGTCTCAGCTTCGGGGTTTGTTGGTAATTTAATTGCCGTATACTGGAAGTTAATTGATGACAGCCAAGACGCAAACTGGCAAAATATAAACGATGCTCAATCAGCGGCGTGGGCGGCAATTTCAAATGCTCAAACAGCCAGTTGGACTGATGTGACCAATACCCAATCGCCCGGTTGGGGCGCAATTGATGATGAGCAAACACCCGACTGGGTTTTGATTCCGACTGAATAAAGGCAAACATGGCTCTGGTAATTGCAGATCGCGTACAGGAAACGACTACCACCACAGGGACTGGTACGGTTACTCTGGCGGGCGCAGTTTCAGGCTTTCAGTCTTTTGCGGCTATTGGTAACGGCAATTCCACGTATTACAACATTTCAGGTGGATTGGAATGGGAAGTTGGTATTGGCACATATACCTCATCGGGTACAACACTTTCTCGCACTACGGTGCTTGCGTCGAGCAACTCGGGAAGTTTGGTCAACTTTTCTGCTGGTACAAAAAGCGTCTTTGTCACTTATCCGGCTGAACGCTCAATTAACTTGGACTCTACCGGAAACTTGGCTCAAGCTGTAACAGTGGGTTTGGGTACTGGACGGCTGCCGGTTGAACAATTTTACAGGCTCGATTCCACATTGGCTGGCGCAAACGCCACAGGCGCACAAAGTATTCTTGGTGTTGGCGTCACGCTGGTTGGCTCGACAGTGTACCAGTTTGAAGCGGTATACCCAATCAGCAAAACTGCTGGCACAACATCGCACACTATTGGCCTTGGTTTTGGTGGAACCGCCACTTTAAACAACATTGGTTATGACCTAACTGGTTTGTTCAAATCTACGGGGTTTACAGGCGTAACAGCGCCTGACGTCAAAGAGTACATTCAAACTGCGGCCAACACAACGGTGACGGCTTCTACAACGGGCGCAAGTGTGCAGTTTATTGGTCTACTCAAAGGAACGGTATCCGTTAACGCGGGCGGCACATTTATCCCGCAGTACACATTATCTGCGGCTCCCGGGGGGGCATATACCACAGCCGCTGGCGCATACTTTAAAATATCACCGTTGGCAGCGTCAGGCGCTAACGTAAACATCGGCACTTGGGCCTAAAGGAAACACATGACAACAGCATATACCTCACTCTTAGGTTTGGCACTGCCGGTCACGGGAGAACTCTCCGGCACATGGGGCGACATGGTGGACAACGCCATCACCTCTCCTTTGGATGTTGCGATCGCAGGAACTCAAACAATCAGCGGTAGCCAAACTGCGGTCACGCTGTCGGTCACAAACGGCAACTCCTCGGCGACTAACCTTGCGCAAGTAGGCTCTGGTGCAACGGGATCAGCTCAATATGCGATCATTAACTGCACGGGTAACCCAGCCAGTCTGTTGACAATCACTGCGCCAGCATCCAGCCGCAACTACACCATCATTAACGCCACCTCTACAAGCCAATCTGTAAAGATTGTGGGCGCAGGCCCGACAACAGGCGTAACGATTGTTAGCGGGGAAAAAGCCACCGTTACATGGAACGGCTCGGATTATGTCAAGGTAGCCACTTCAACGTCGGGTTCTGGAACAGTTACTTCAGTTTCTGTGGCATCTGCAAACGGTTTTACAGGGACAAGCTCTGGCGGAGCCACCCCTGCTTTGACTTTGGCCACCAGCATAACGGGTGTTTTAAAAGGCAACGGTACAGCAATTAGCGCAGCCACCGCAGGTACAGACTATGTTGCCCCCGGCACGGCCACAACATTCACCGCAACACAAACATTTAACGGCTCATCCAGCATCTTTGGCACATCGTTGCTTGACTCCAATGAAACAGTAAACGTAGTAGCTGCGGCCCCTTCTGCCACAACTAACTTCTACGTTCAGTCTGGCTCGGTTCAGTACTACACAACCAACGCAGCCAACAACTGGACATTAAACATTGCGTTTAGTTCTGGCACAAGCATGAACACTGCTTTGGCTACAAGCCAATCTGTGACGTTTACACTGGTGACCACCCAAGGCTCTACGGCTTACTACAACAACGCTGTGACCATTGACGGTACATCAGTAACGCCTAAGTGGATTGGTGGTGCACCTACTGCGGGTAACGCATCTGGACTTGATGTTTACCGATTTGCCGTGGTGAAAGTTGGGTCGGCATCATATACTGTGCTGGCTTCATTGACGCAGTACAAATAATTATGTGCACTTGCAAAAAATGCGGCGTTGACAAACAACTGGACGAGTTTCAGTTGGACAAGAAGCGCAACAAATATTACACAACGTGCAGGGCTTGCCGTGTTCAGGCTGACCGAGAGCGTAGACAAGCCAATCCTGAAAAGTTTAGGGAATACACACGCAACTATCTTAAAGAATGGCGTGCTAAAAACCCTGAAAAACAAGCCGCTATTTGCAAAACATACGATGAAAAAAACAGAGATAAACGAAGTGCTTATGCCAAACAATATCGCAAAGATAACCCAGAAAAAGTAAAAGAATTAGGTAAAGCATGGGCTGAACGTAACCCAGACAAAGTTAAAGCATCCTCGGTAAAAGCTAACGCTGCTTGGCATGAGCGCAACCCAGAATATCTTAAAAATCACTACAAAGCCAACAAGGCGCGTTATGTTGCTGCAAGAGCCAGACGCAGGGCTGCTCAAAAAGCGGCAACACCAACATGGCTTACAGCAATTGACAAAGCCATGATTCAAGAAATGTATGATGTGTCAGCAGCACGATTTGCGCAAACTGGCATTAAGCATCATGTCGATCACATTGTGCCGATTAATGGCAAAGAGGTATCCGGAATGCATGTGCCTTGGAATTTGCAAGTTATTACTGCCCAAGAAAATCTAAGCAAAGGCTGGAGGTTTTAAATGCCATTACAACAAACCTCTGGAAACGTCACCGCTGATGCGTATGGTGGTGGTGTAACTGCTATTCCCAATTACATTGAGGATGTGTTTTCAACTTGGTTGTACAGAGGAAATTCAACAATTACTAACGGGATTGACTTGTCTACTAAAGGCGGGTTATTTTGGGTAAAAGCTCGGTCTGGTACTGCTCAAATTAGTGACCATTGTTGGGTTGATACGGTGAGAGGAGCAGATTTATCTCTTGCATCTAATCTTGATACAGGAAATTATAGTATTTCTGGTGGTGGAAATACACCTCCAACTTTTACTACAACAGGTTTTACTACTGGTGATTTTGCGGCACTTGGCTCAGCAAATACCAATTACGCTTCATGGACATTCCGCAAGCAGCCAAAGTTCTTTGATATTGTGACGTGGACTGGCACGGGTGCAAACCGCACCATCGCCCATGCGCTCGGCTCAGTGCCAGGCTGCATTATGGTGAAGCGCACTGATACAACAGGTGCGTGGCAGGTTTACCACAGCAGTTTAGCCAATACGCAATACATGGTGCTTAACACCACAGCAGCAGTTGCCACAGGCGCTACACGTTGGAACAGCACAACTCCCACCAGTAGTGTGTTTTCTGTTGGCACAGACGCAACGGTTAACGCATCTGGCGGCACATACGTCGCTTATGTCTTTGCTTCTAACGCAGGGGGCTTTGGTCTGACGGGTACGGACAATGTGATTTCGTGTGGGTCTTGGACAAGCACAGGCTCAGAAGTGTCTGTCACTCTTGGGTACGAGCCACAATGGTTACTATATAAACGCGCTTCGGGTGGTACGGGGAGTTGGGCCGTTGCGGATAATATGCGTGGCGTCCCAACCGGAAGTGCTAGTAACTTGCTAAATGCAAACACTACTGCCGCAGAAGCAGCAGGAACAAACATTACGTTTTCTGCTACTGGCTTTTCTATGTCAGTTGGTACTGCGGGTGACGTATGGATTTACATAGCCATACGCCGTGGCCCGATGAAAGTGCCTACGGATGCGACTACGGTGTACACATCTTCTGCAACAACAAACACCACTGGCGCCACAATTACAACAAACTTTCCTGTAGATTTGGCTTTTGATAGACCAAAAGCTGCGGGATATAACTGGCAGTGGCAAGATAGATTGAGAGGCTCTCTTTTACTTCAATCAAATGCGACAAGTGCAGAATTTACGCCTTCTCCATTGTTGTTTACTTTTGACAGTAACACATCAGTAAAAACAAATGGTTATCTCAATGGTGAAGGTGCGGCACATGCTTGGACTTTCCGTCGCGCTCCCAGCTTCTTTGATGAGGTTTGCTATACGGGGACGGGAGTTGCAAGGACTGTGACGCACAACTTGGCGGCAGTTCCTGAGTTAATGATTGTAAAAGCCAGATCAGTTGCATATGGGTGGCCTGTATACGCTTCTAGCCTTGGCAATACAAAGTCTTTAGAATTGCAAGATACTTTTGCTGCGTATGTAATTTCATCTTATTGGAATAACACAAGTCCAACTTCATCTGTGTTTACCGTAGGTACTGATGTTTATGTAAATCAATCTACTGTCACATATGTTGCCTACCTATTTGCCACCTGCCCCGGTGTTTCCAAAGTATTTTCATTTACAGGCAACGGAACAACCCAGACAATCAACTGTGGATTTACAGGTGGGGCTAGATTTGTTTTGCTCAAAGCATCAAGTGCTACAGGCGGGTGGTATGTGTATGACACAGCGCGTGGCATGACAACATTGACTGATCCATATTTGCTTTTAAACAGCACAGCCGCAGAAGTTGCAACGCTTGGCTCTGTAACTACTGTTTCAACCGGATTTGCAGTTAACGAAGCGATTACAACCGGCGTAAACACCAATGGTGTAACCTACATAGGACTTGCAATTGCATGATGGAATATATCTACATCATTGAAAACAAGAACACTGAGAAGTTCTATATCGGCAGGACGAACGATCCTGCTGCGCGTAAGCGTGGACACTTGTCTGATTTGCGTAGGGGCATTCACGGAAACCCAAAACTGCAAGCGTCTTTCAACAAGCATAGTGAAGCTGCGTTTGAATTTAAGGTTGTAGATTCTGCAAAATCTGATTGCATTCATGAAAAAGAGGCTGAGTGGTTTGCTGCCTTTGATTGCAATAAAGACTACCTTTACAACTGCCACTTTGAGACTTTTGGTGGGCCAAAGATTTGCAGGCCGCACACACCAGAATCCGCAGCAAAAATTTCTGAAGCCATCAAAAACAACACACGCAAATATATCTTTAACATTCTTGATGAGAGATATGCTGGCGCATCAATTAAAAGCCTTGCAAAAAAGCATGAAGTAGGTGCAAACACTTTGATGGACTACACGCCAGAGTGGGAGCAATTGCGGGGCTTAACCATGCCTAAAAGCGTACAGTGTGAGCAAACGAAACAGCGTGTTGAACTGTTTGTAGCCGCTTTTGAATGTTTTGGGCATGATGCCTTGAGAAGCCTTAAAAACTTCAAGCTAACAAGAAAATCTCTCAAAAAGTACTTGCCTGAATTTGGCATGGACTTGAAACAAGTGCTAATCCGACCATAAGGACACATCATGGAAATCCGACTCAGAACAACAGGCGCAGTGATGTATGAGGGTGAACTGCGCTCGTACTTGCAAGCCAACAACGGCCCATCCTACGACCAACTGACTCCTGAAATCATGGAAGCAATCGGGGTTGACGCAGTGCTGGAAGGCCCGTCAGCTACAGGTGGTGACCATTACCAATTTAGCCAACGTGATGGCGTAGAACAGATTGACGGCAAGTGGTACACCAAGTACATTCTTGGCCCTGTGTTTACAGATGGCGAGACAACGGCTGCTGAACAAGAAGCTGCTTACAAAACAATGAAGGACGCGGAACAGGCTAAGTCCATCCGTGACGAACGCAACACCAAGCTGTCTGAATCTGATTGGACACAAGTTGCTGATGCTCCAGTAGATAAAGCTACATGGGCTACATACCGCCAAGCCCTGCGCGATGTCACAAAACAGACAGGCTTTCCTTGGACAATTGACTGGCCCACCCAGCCATAACCATGAGTAGACAATGCTTGACCCCATCACTATCAGTGCTGCCTTTGCATTAGCCAAAAGCACAATTGCGGGGGTACAAGAAGCCATCCAGATGGGGAAAGACCTGCAGGAATGCAGTGGCGACCTCATCAAATTTTTCGAGCATCGAGACACAGTAGCCAAAGCCGCTATTCAGGACAAAGGCAAAAAGGGGCGGTCTGAAATGGGCCAAGCCTTAGACACTGTGATGCAAGCCAAAGCTTTGCGGGACGCCGAAAGAAAACTCAAAGAGCAATTGATTTACTCAGGCCAAGGCGATGTCTGGGAATCTATTCAGGCTGAATATAATAACATTGTTGCCACACGCAAACGCGAAGAGCGGGAAGCGGAAGCTGAGGCCAAGCAAAAGCGGGAAAACCTTGCAGAGACAATGAACATCCTGTTCATGGGGTTCTTGGCTGTCGTGCTGTCCGGCTTGATTCTGTGGGGCACATTTGAATTTATTGTTTACAAGATGAGGCACTCATGACCAAAAAAATGTTTACCGATATGCTGACTGGCGCAGACAACACGACATTCGACATCGGGCGTTTGTCATGGATGGTATCTATTCTGGTCATTCTGGTGGCCGCCATCTGGGAAGTTGTACATACAAACAGCCTGCCCTTCCGAGACATTGCTGAGTCCCTTGGCATTGTGTCTGGCGCACATGGCGCATCCATCTGGGCGAAGAAAGACGCAGAGCCGCAATGAACATCCTAAATCCGTATGTCATTCTGGGTTTTGTGCTGGCTCTGATCGGTGCATTTTTTACTGGTCACCACAAAGGTTACGCTGAAGCTGAAGCCGAACAGCAAATAGAAGTTGCAAGGCTTAACACGTTGGCCCGTGAAGTTGAGCACGTAATGACTGGCAAAGTTAACGACTTATCTACCAAACTTCAGAAAGCAAACAGCGATGCAAAAGTTGAAATTGTTAAGCGCAACATCTCTATTGCTGACGGCACTTTGCGCTTGTCAGTCCCCACCCGCAGCTTATGCCCCACCGCAGACTCCTCCTCTGCCAGCACAGATAACCAAGCAAGAACCGAACTTGAGCCAGCGTTTGCTCAATCTCTTATCGCCATCACAGACGAGGGAGACGAAGCCATCCGAAAGCTCAACGCCTGCATCGACGC